ATGTACGTCCATACCCTCTATACTTTTTCGCCCCCCCCCATAACATCTATATAATCCTTAGTAATAGTCTCTAACTCTTCTTGTAAGTCTGCTAGTTGTTTCTTTAGTAGTAGCTCGTTTAGTTCTACTCCTTCAAGTCCTTGTTGCATTGTTTTAATTAAAGTTTGTTGCATCTTAATTAGTTGCTCTTGCTTGTCTATTATTCTTTTAGCTTCGTCAAATAAGTCTAGTAGTTCGCTTGTCATTGTTCTCTATTGTTTAGTTTATCTAATTCAAAGTTTAGATGGTTTATAGCCTTCTGTATGCAATCGAATGGACTGTCGTGCTTGTAGCTACTTCTAAGTAGATAAGTTACCGCAGTTCCTATGTTGTAGGATAAATCCCAGTCCTCACACACTTTCCTAGCTTCATAGCCATAAGTGTTACCTACATAGTAGTTTGGTATAGGATTGCTCTTTAAGTCTTTTATAACTTCTTTAGCTTCGTCTATGTTTCTTGTGTAGTCGTAGTAGTATTTACTTTTTTTCATTTTACAAATATTAATTTTTGAGGCAATAAATTATTACAAAACCAAGCTACTCCAAAATGAGGTGAGCCTTTACCAGTAAAGTCAATTCTTTTGTTTAATACTAATAACTCTATTCCATACATATCAAATAACTCACCCCTCTTTTTTCCTTGTATTGAAGAGACTGGTAATAGCAATGCGAAAGGTTTGTTTATGTTATAGCATCTTTGAATAAATTTATCTTTTTTTGAGTAAGGTGGATTAGTTAAAACAACATCAACTTCACTTGGTATATCATCTAGTAAAAAATCTTTCCCCTTGCTTGGAATACATTTAAATCCTTTGCTATTAAGAAAATCAACAATATTAGAGCTAATATTACTTGTGCAGTCATAATATGTCAAAGTCTTATCTAAATATGGTAGCATAGGTATTAATGCTTCTATTGGAGTATAACATTCATCAGAATGTATATTGTTTCCAGTTATCTTTAACAAATTAATATTACTACTTGCCATTCTTATTTCTTTTAGCTTTTGCCCACGCTGTTTTCTGATTGTGATGTGGTAAACATAAAGTCATTAAGTTATCTTGGTTCAGTCTATCTCCTCCGTCTTTTATCTCTATAATATGGTCAATGATTATCTTATCTTTATAATTTACTTTGCCCTCTTCAGTACACCAGCGACAATGAGGCTCTCGTTCTATATGCCACTTTCTTAGGTTTCTCCAAGCCCTACTGTTATAGAAGTCATAGTTATCAGACTTATGCTTTTCAGTAAATCCAGTAGTCTTTTTGCTACTTGCTATCCATTTCTTTTTCTTTCCTTTTGGTAGACTTGGCATTAATTTAAAAAATCTAAATTGTTTTCATCGTACTCTGGTAGCTTATACTCTATTGATATTATTGGTGGTATTCCGTTATTATTTAGCCAATCATCTAAGTTATCAATCAAAGTATCTACTGCTCTATCTTTAGCATCGTCTAGTAGTTCTGTATCGTCTAATTTAATCTCTATGCTAATACTTGCTATTATCTTCATTTCTTTTGTTTTCTTCTGCTATAAAGCCAACTATAAAATAGTGTAAAAATATTACTAAAAATATAGGCAAACAGCTTAATAATATTAATAAGGCTATCAATGTTCTAAATATACTTTTTAAAGTCCTCAACATCTAAATAAGTTTTAGTAAAGTATCTATCTGCATTCCTTTGTATCTTTTCTTTTTCTATTCTGTAATCCTCTCTATGTCCGAACATTAATTGAAATCCTATGTCTGATTTTATTTTTTTTGGCAATACTAATTCTAGTCCGTTCTTCGTTCTTTTATAAATCTCTTGGTGTCTGGTTGCCCTATTAGACTTCAAGAGTTGATTTATATTTATTTATTATCCTTTCCATCTGTGTTTCATACCATATTGGAAAATCGTATGCTTGTTCGCTTTGCTCCCATACTCTATATAATACAGCTCTCAATCTTTGTGAAGCAGTCTTAGTCTTACCTACCTCAAAGTCTGTTGTAAACTTCTCTACTTCTTCTTGCTCTGCTTTACTAATATCATCAGAGCTTATTAAAACCATTCCAGGAGATTTACGTAAGCTAAACACTCTCATCATTGTTTCCTCTGGTAGCTCTTGAGTATGTATGTTAATGCTAAGAGTTCCGTCTGCTAGAGTGCTTACCTTGTTCACTCCTCCCTCAAATATTACTGTTTTTTTCATCTTTGTAAATATATAAAATAGATTCAATTATCCAATCTTCAGAGTTTAAAGTTTTAAACAACCGATTGTTAATCCAGCTCTTTAATCTTTTGCTTATACCTTTCGATTGCTTCTTCATAATCAGTTCTTGTTAATTTTACTACTATATGCATTCTACTTTCTAACTCATCAACCGTACCCTTACCCCATTTATTTTCTACTCCTCTTGCTGCTTTGATTTGGTTACCGTTCAAAAAAGTATTACAATAACTACACTGGCTATTAACATTTTGTTCTGAGTATCGAATACTGAGGTAACGTCTGCTGAATAGATGCCCAGCGTGTATCTTACCACCAAAAGCTGGATATTCTTTACCACAGCTAATACACTTGCAATTACCTTTATAATCGCTATCACGCTTTCTAATGTACTCGCTAAATACTTTGTCTAGCTTTTTCTTTAGTTTACTTATTGTGGTTGGCATTCCCTATTTTTTTTATCTCTCTTTTATCTATTGCCTTGCTAAATGACTCAACACGCTTTTTATAGAGTTCATATTGGTCTATTTGATTAGTCTGTCTTTTTAATGCTTTAGACATTTTGTAGTTTCTTAAAGCCTCATTCCACGTTGGCACGTTTACAAAGTGTGGTCCATCGTTTTCTCTTATGTGTTTATTTAAGGCAAATCTAACCTCCTCTAATTCCATAGAGCCATAATTGGTAGCTAAGTCATTACAAAATAAATTAGTCATCTGAACTATTATCTCAGCTTCTGGAGCTTGTCCTAGCTGAACATAAAGAGTAGATATAACGTCATAGCATTGTCTTTTTAATTCTTTTATGTCGTGGGCATATAAATACCACACTTGCTTAGTCTTATTTTTTTTCATCTTTAGTTTGTTGTATGTGTTTCCATCCAGTTATTAAATAATACGCATCCCAAGTTATTCTGTTTCTGTATTTGTTGTCAGTCTTATATAACTTAAACATATTTTCAACAGTTACATATTTACGTTTTTTAATATCTAAATAATCATTCATTTACTTGTGTTTTTACTTCTATTAATACTTCCATTAGGCTGTCGTATATCAGCTCTAGTTCCTTACTACCTTCAGTCCATTGAGTTATCTGTCTCTCATATTGTGCTGCTACTTTCAAAAGTCTGTTAAACTTTAGCTTAATTATTCCAGCGTGTGCGCCTTTCAAGTTGTAAAGTTGCTCGTTGAAGCATCTAAACATAGCTATCAATAAAAGTAGGTCTGCTGTATGTTCTTTAGTCATTGTGTTCTTTGTTTATCATTTCTAGTCCTTTGTGATAGTTGCTTAATATCTTTTGGACTTTAGTTTGTTTTTCTGTTTTAAGCTCAAATAATCCCTTCCATCCATTCTCAATAGATTGCTGTATAATTTGCGCTTGGTTTTCTTTGTTATTGTTGGAGATTCTTAATAGCTTAGAAATGGCGGCAGCTTCGCCTAGTGGTTTGTAGGTAGTTCTAAACTGCTCTTTTCTAAATTCTTTCCATAAATTCCAAGCTTCTATATTCAATTCAAAAGGATAATCCCTTTCTGTTTTATTATTATCAGTATTTAGTTTATTTAAGTATTTAGTATTATTAGTATTTAGTAGTGGTCGATTTTCAACATCTAGAATTTCTATATCTTGTTTTTCTATTTCTTGAAAATCAGTATGTGGTTTCTCAAAGACTATATAATCCCAACTGACTATCTTACCTTTATCTCTAATTTGTTCCCGTTTCATATAGCCATTAGATGTAAGCTCCTTAAACGCTGAGTAGATAGCAGACTTGCCATCTGTACTCCATTTCTCAACCTCCTCAACGTATAGCTTCCAGTCGTTAGGTAAAGCCAAGAGATGGCATAGCAACCCTTTAGCTTTCAACGACAAGTTCTTGTTAAAGATAAACTCGTTATTGATTGTGGTAAAGTTCTTAGACTTCTCTACTCTAATACGCTTCATATCCTAATTCTTTTCTAACTTTGTTTTGTATTGTAGTTTTTCTAATATTATATTTCTTACCTCTCAGCTCAACGTGTTGCTCTTGCAACTTTGCTCTCATTCGTCTTATTGATTCTGCATTAGTTAATCTGCTATCTGCATAGTATTTAAGCAAATCAAAAGCACTAAGCTGGTGTAAATCTACACCTTTTTTATTAAGTTCATAAAACCAATAATTAGCTATTAGTTTACTATCTGAATCTCTATTAGATGGATGGTCCAATAAAAGTTGTTTCACTTTGTCCTTTACCTTCATTCTCTCTTAGTTTTTGTTTTAAATAATTGTTGTATCGTTGTTTTTTAATGTTTACTATTTCTCTAATAAGTTCTTTAGGCTCAACATAGTCTATTTGTAACTTAAATACTTCTAAAATATCGTTGTATTTACTATTGTAATAATCGTCATAAGCCATCAAGTCTTTATGCTTATTGTAATGATGTATGATACTAGCGTGGTTTAAATTAAACTCTTTAGCTATCTTTGTCCAGCTTAGTTCAAGTATATCCTTACAAATTACAAAAGCCATCCGTCTATTATCAACTATGTGTCTTTTTCTGCTTTTAGATAAAAGCTCTTTTTCTGACATCTTGGTTACATAACAAACAACTTTTTTTACTCTGTCTATTTTATCCATTTTTCTTAGTTTTTAAATACCATTCTTGAAGCTCTTGACATTGCTCTTGTCTTAGTATTCTTTGAGCAATAAATTTACCAGAGTGATAAACGCTTATATACCAATCTTGTAATATTACCTCATAATGGTCATCGTGTTCAACTAGCTTAGTAGCTTTTTTGTTTAAGTGCATCCAACCTTTGCCACGTCTAAGTTTAAAGCAATAAGCAGTATCGTGGTCGTAAACTTCTTCTCTTGATTCTTTACTAAAAAGGTAAGTCTGTGCCATTGTTTGTTGATTTTGGTTTAACATCGTTTAAAACGTATTCTTTAAATGCGTCAGCTATTTCTATAATCTTAGGAATATCAGCTTCTCCGACTATGTTACAAGCGTTTGTTAAAGCGTTCTGCTTGATGATGTACTCTTGTGTCTTATTGTCTTTTGGAGCTGGTGTATAGCTTTTACCCCCACCTTGAAAAGTTGAAGCTGGTTTAATCTTGTTGATTTTAGTGCCGTTGTACTCTCTTGTTGTTACTTCTATTGAGGCTGTCTGACCTTCAATGAATTTGTTTTGAGTTTCTGTTTTGGAAAGGTATTCGCCTTTAAATCCATCTTCAAACTCTAATAACCACTTATAAAAGTGTCCATATTGAGATTCAAAATCTCCGACTTGTTTAACTGATTTCACTACTTTTTCCATAATTCATAAATTTAATTGAGTTAACATTGTTTTCATTTTCATCTTTAATTTTTAGATAATCATTGAATGTTTGATTTAATTCCTCAAATAAATCATCTAAAATTATTCTATCACAAGCATAACGATAGTCTAGTCTATTTCTTTCTATTCTATTTGCTATTACTCGTAGTTTTTCTACTAGTTTTTTTCTATCTTCCATATTAGTTTAATTAGTTCCATATTTAATGTAAAATACTACCATAGTGATAAAAGAGCCACTATAAAGACTTAATACCTCTGTGTAGTATGTGGGTATCAAATTTAATAGAAGTATCGTTAGAAACGCTAAAACCATTAAATAAGAGCATAATTGAGTTAAAGTGAAGCTAAAGAATTGTACTTGTGTTCCAAGTTCCATTTTAGCATCTAAGTAATTTGGTTTGTGTAAATCGTTCATTGTTAGTTGTTTTAAATTCTTTGGCTAAAGTAATACATTCAAAACTTCTGTGCAAACTTTTTAACAAAAAAAGTGTATTTTTTTTAGTTTACTAGAGTAAAAAAATGTTAAAGTTTTTTAAATATAAGCATAAAAAAAGAGGATATTCGTTAAAATATCCCCCTCAAACAAACTAATAAACAAGTAAATCAAACTAATTTGCTAACCAAAACGTGCAAATATATTAAAAAATATGAGTTAAGTGTGCTATTTGTCCAAATTCGTTATGAATAAAGCCTTCAACTGCTTTAATACTACCAGTATATCCCTTTTGATAGTGCCAAGCATCAGAGCCACTTGGAGAGCGTAAGAACTCTACCGTTACTCCTACGTTATCAAAGCTAGTCATAAACTTATATCGTTGTTTGTGGTGTAAATGATGTAAATACCAGTATCTATATTTTGTATCAGCCCACATCTTAGGCTGTTCTTGTGCCATATGTAAAGGTAAGTTAGGCAACTTAGCACCATCTCCGTGAGTTAATCCTATTAAACTATTTTTATATTTATAATACTTTCTGTGCATTGGTTCAGCATCTACGCTAACAGCTTCTGTATTACGATACCAAGCTTTTAGAGCGTGTGCTAAATGAAAGCCACTCATATAGTCGTGATTACTCATAGAGTGTACACAATCGACTGGAGCTATCTGCATTAGCATTTCTACTACCTCAACATATAGCTCTAAAGCCTCTGTAAAGTGTTTATGCCACTTACCGTCTACATCTTGTGCAGTTCCTTTTGTTGTTGTTTTATGTACGTTGTCTGTGTGTAGTATATCATTACCTATACAAAATAATATACGTTCAATAGGATAACCCTCAGCGTTTCGTAGAATACCCTTGACCCCATCTCTTACTCTATTCTTAGCGATGTCTATATTGTAATCTTGACCAGTTTCACTAGCATCGGCATACTTGCCAATATGAACGTCTGCTGGATTGATAATTAATAGATGTCCATCTTGTCTAGTAGGATAATCAATAGAGGGATATTTTGGAGCGTAGTTAGATATAAGCTCCTCAATAGATTGTAAAAAGTCATCTTTAGTGTATTCGTTAGGTTTGGCAAATATTGAGAACTTTTGGCTCTTATACCAATAATGAGAAACAGAGCCAACATCTATTCCGACTTCGTTACACTCATCTGCTAGTAACGATTGTCTTTTTTTGTCGTTTCTATATTCGTCTACTAATTTCCATTCATCCTCTTTAAGTCTATACCTCTTAAAGTCTTTCATTATCTCTTAATCTTTTCGTAAGACCTACCACCAAAGTAAGCTCCAAAAGCAGTTATGGCTAATAGTTGCCAGAGGTCAATCCAAGAGTCTTTTATTTCTAGTTCAATAAAACTAAAATCAACGAGAGTGAATATAGTAAGAACAAGAAGCAAAAAAAGTAAGCTAATAGGTCGTACAGATTTGGAAAGCCAGTTACCTTGCATATCTGCCTCCCATCGTTTTGTAACTTCTTGTTGTATTTTTTCCTCATAATTTAATATGTGTTTTTCTATCTCTGCTTTTATTAGTTCTTTTTCTTCTGCTGAAGTGTGTATTTTATCAATAGCGTTACCTACGCTATCTACTAGCTCCTTAGCTCCAGAGCTAAAAAGTTTTTTTAGTAAAGCCATATTGCATCGTTTTTATCTTTGTCTGTGTCACAATGAATGAAGGTCTTAGCAATCCCAATACGAGTAAATCCAGCTTGTATGAGACCGTTTACTATCTTTTGTCTAGTTCCGCTATCATTACAAACGATATCAGCAGCACAGCCTTTTAGATGGCTTGAATTTGCACTAGCCTTATAACCTTTTTTTCTTAAATTAACATTGTGTTGAGCTGTTCTAAAGCCAGACGATATTTTGAATGGTATATTAGCTATATCTCTAGCTCTGTCTAATTTCTTGAGAAAATCTTTTGTCATATTCTTACCACTACCTTTAAAGTCTGGAGAATCAAACTCACTTAGCTTAAAATATTTCAATGCCATTTCTTTCTCTATGTTTTCTATACTGTTTTTCCAAATATTAAAATTCATTTTTTTTGTTTTATAAATTCTAATATGATGTCAATCTTACTTTTGATATATTGCATATCCTTAGCATTATTCTCGTGGTATTTAGAGAATTGTCCTTTGACTTCGTATATGCTAAAGACAAAAAACTTATATAATGCGTAGCAACTACCAATTAATAAAACTAATGTTATTCCGTACGTTTCAATTAACTTTAAAATATCTTCCATTACAATTTGCAGTATTTACAAGAGCCAAAACAAATCTTTTTAAATGTTATGTAGTACAAACAAATACATAACAAAGCCTTTAATTTTTCCATAGTGTTATATTTTATATTATTTACCTTGTGAATTATAAGGCTTTTTATATTGTGAGCCTCCTTTAGTTTTACTTTTATTTTTAGAGTGTATGCCCTTTCTCTTTTTTTTAGGCCTAGCTCTAAAATTACTTGATATTAACTTAGCCATTTTTCTTACGGTTTTTAATTAGCTTATCAGCAGTATATATAATAGATAAAATCAATAGAACTATTTTCAAAAGCATTTCAACTTGTGTAAAGCTGATTGCTAATGTTGTTATATTTAGCGTTAAAACGTCTGAGCATTCTTTAAATAAAGTTTTCATTTTTCTAGTTCTTCTATTTTATCAATAATTAATTTTAATACCTTTACAACACTTTCATAGTCACCAGAAAGCATAGCATCTTCAATATCTATTTTTAGTTTTTCTATTTCTTGTTTTATCATAATAACTTAGTTGTTTTAAGCACTATTGTGTAGCTTATTCTAGCATTACCTCCGTCATTAGTTACACTATTGAAAGCTGGTAGTATAATATCTCCAGCAGATAATGAATGTGACCTCGTTAAATCTTCAGCTTTTACTGGTCGTTGAGAATAATTAGAATCTGGACCAGCAGAGTTATCGGCAGCACCGTAAGCTCTAAGGGTAAAATCTTCTGTTGCATTGTCGTTATATTTTGGAGTTCCACAAAATAAACCAACAGCAGTTTGAAAGTTTCCAACCCTATAAATCGTAGCTCTAAAACCTATTAAGGTGCAATCATAAGGCATTACAATACCAACAGATTGAATAGCAGTTGATATTCCAGTAATTTTTGAACTGTCAACAGTAACATCTTTAGCTCCAGTTGTCGTGTTCCAACTGTGGTTAGATATACCAGACGAGCTAAATGTTTTCCAGTTTTCTTCTGCTGCTGCTTGGCTAGAAAAAGTGATATATTGTAAACTAGAGTGTGTTCTTTCAAATCCCTTGTCTTTAGATGCTATTATAACACTACCTTCTGGTATGTTAGTGTCAAAAGTAACAGAGCTAAAATTCAATCTTGCAGCAGAATTATCTAAGTCAGAAGTCAAAGTTAAATTATATTCTCTACCAGTTCCCTTGTGTATTAACTTAACTACATCTCCACTCAACGCCATTTTTTGAGTTAGTGCATATACGGCAAGGGTAGTAGTAGCTCCACCGTCAGCAGCTTCTGAAATAGTAGCTAAAACTTTATTATTTAGATATTGTTGTAAAGACATATTACCAGCTATTAGTAGATGATGTATTATTAGAATTATTGTTTAGACTAAGAGCATCAATAGTATCTGTTAAAGTTGGGCTAGAGGTGTTAATCTCGTACCATTCTCCCTGCCAAGTGTCTTCATTAGCATTAAATGAGCATTGATAAGGCAAATAAAACTTAGAATCTATTGTAATTCCATTGTTAAATTTATAACCATTTGTTAGAGTGTTAAGCGACAATATTTTTAAACTACCATTGAATATAGAAGCTCCATCATTTTGACCTTCCATTATCTCATTAAGCAATAAAATACTTATTTTTTTACCACTACCAGAGCCATAAGCTATCCAACTTTCGTTAGTTCCGTCATCCCAAGCACTACCACTATAACAAGACAAAGCACCTTGAGCGGTTGCACTAGGTCCAGAACCAAGTAACACTTCTCCAACTTCATAAGTAACTCCATTTGTGATATTCTGTGTAGTTCTAAAAAATTGTTGGCTTGTAGACTCTCCATTAATATAAGCTTGTATTAATTGGTCAGCAGCACTCTCAGGAGCTGAATAAATATAGAACTTTTGTTGGTCTGCTAATGTTGTAACTTCTGTTCCTGTGTCTGGGTCGTTTTGACCGTAGTTGTGATATACTTTAGCATAACACTCAAAAAACAAATCTCCAGCAAATGGCACTTCTTCTGTTTCAAAATCTACATCAAAAAAGTTAGTAGGTGTAGTTGTTAGAAATCCATTTAAAAAGGTGTAAGGCACGTTATAATCTGGAGCATTACCAAAAATACTATTAGCGGTCCAGGGGGCTTTGCCTCCAACAGTATAAGTAGAACGAGAATAACGAGTTGAGCTAGTTCCCACTAATTTCAATCTATGATAAAATAAAATTGAACCACTACCAGTTAAGATAGCGTCTAGTTGTGCAACAGTACCATTGAAAGCCCTATTGAATCTTCGCTTAAATCTTATACTTTGTCCATCCAACAAAGTTAGTTCACCCAAATCAAAGCTTATTATGTCAGTTGAATCGTCATTAATACCATAAATACCACCATCAGTATTAAAACCTTGTCCAACACTATGCCAACCATTCCAAGCTACTAAAGCATTATTTAGTGGTGTTTGTGTTCCAGCATTACCACTAATATCAGTAGGTATTAAATCGTAGCTTCTAAACATTTCATAATTTAAGTTGGCTTCTTTTAGTATAGCTAAATAATCAAAATTATTACCAGCTAATCTTTGTATGTTTGTTCCATCTTCAGTTTTATTTTCTGAATATGTGCCATAAAAGTCTGGAGTAAATGTAGCTCCATTATTGCCCTTTTTATAATCTCTATAAAATTGGTCTGAGCTATTCATTTGTTCATAAGTGTTTACTTGTATAAAAGTCCACTTTCCATCACTTAAAAAAAATCTAGCTCCAAAAACTTTACAAATATCATTCAATAAATTAAATGCAGTTTTAGGTTGTCTTGTTCCGTTATCATCAACTGGAGCATAAGCAGAAGCTAGAAATCTAGTGTTATTTAAAGGGTCTGTTGCGTTGGTTCTAGGAATTTGAGAGTTAGTCCAATCTACAACGCTTCTAATAAATCTATCATCTGTACCCCAATTATTCTCTGTATCAATATCATTAAGTAAAGAATTGTATATGTATCTATAACAACTGTATCTAACGTTAAAATTGTATATTGTTACTTCATTAAATGGTATGTTATCTAAAGCACCCAAGCCACATATAGCTGTTAGTTTAATCTCTCTAGGTAGAGATATATCATCCTCTGCGTTTATATCATTTAAAAAGTTACCAACCCAAAATAAATAATAAGTCGAGTCATTTGTTGAGTTTTCTATTTTTAGTTGCCACCTTTTATAGTCTGAAGTCCTTATAGAGTTTATTATAATATTAATATTATTAGGGTTGCCATCTCCAGAATTATCATCGATAAAAAAACCTAAATCTACTTTAGATGGTATTAAGCCAGTAAATCTATCATCGTCATTAGTTTCATAAGTCAACTTAAAACCTTCGTCATTAGCAAAAACATCATCATATAAAGTAGATGTTGAACTTGAAGTGTCTATAATTGTTAGTCTATAATAAGTACCCTTATCACTTCTAAATTTATATTGTATCCTATTGTCTATTGCCATTAATATCCTCTAGTTCTTGTTCTGTTATTTTTTGCTCTATCTGAGCTTAATATAATATCAGCTCCTCTTAGTGTTCCAAATACTTCAACGCCACTTCCATTATTCATCATAGAGCGCAGATTTCCACCAGCTCCGACAGAGTTAACGTCTACACTACCAACTCCACTAATTACCTGCCCAATACCTTTAATACCTCCTATATTACTAAATCCAAGTAAATTACCTAATCCAGTTCCACCAAGCAAAGCATTTAAGATTAACATACTTGCTATCTGTGCAGCTAAAGCGGCTAAAGCTCTTTTAGTACCTTCTACAAATGATTTAAAAAATCCTTCTTGACTTTGTAATGCTTGAGCAAATACTGACTGAAATACGTTTCCGAAACTTTGGAAACTTTGTGTAATATCATTAGCTACAATATCCATTCCAGATAAACTCTCCTCAAATTTCTCGACTATTGGTTTGAGCGTTTCAAATTCATTCTTAACTTCCTTTAAAGCTACTGCCATAGCTTTTATAGGCTCTATTCTTTCTGGTATTGTACTACGTTGAATAGATGGAGTTGTAGGTGTTGTTGGTGTTATAGCAGTTGGAATAAAAGCCTCTTGCATTGGCTCAAAGTCCCCTACTACTTTATTGTATTCTTCATACTCTTTTTGTAAGTCTCCAATGCGTTTAATAAAAAAACCAACCGCAGCAGCAATAGCAATAAAAGGAGCAGCACTTAAACTAACCGCCCCAGCAATAGCAGTAAATAAAGGTATTAAAGTGCTAATAGCTGTGATTAAACTACCAAATACTACTATTACTGGACCAACCGCAGCTCCTATTAAAGCCACTTGAATTATAGTTTCTTTTGTTTCATCAGATAAGTTATTAAATCTATTAATAACTTTTTTCAATATCTCAAGAACTCTTTTTGTTACAGGCAACAAAATTTGTCCCATTTCAGTACCTAATTCTTTAAATGATTCAGTAACAGTTCTTGTAGTATTAGCCACACCCTCAGAAGTTCTTGCAAAGTCTCCCTGAGCATTAGTCGTTGATTTCAATATAAATTGATATCTCAAGGCTACTTTTTGTGCTTGTGTCATAGATTTAACATTAGCATCCATTCCTTGAGATAAGGCAAAAGACTTTAAATTTGCTTCAGTCATTACAATTCCAAGCCTTTTTAAAGTTTCTGTTTCGCCAGTAAATATACCAGATAAAGCAGTTTGTGCTTGTTCGATTCCTATGTTTTTGAATGATGCTAAGTCTCCAGCCAAACCTACTAGAACTTTAGACATATTAGCAGCTTCTATTTGACTTAATCCCATAGAGGTAGCCATATCACCAAAAAGACTAGCCATCTCTAAAGCACTACCTTCGGCTATTCCAAAACTTTGTAAAGTAGTTTCAGCAAAGTCTTGTATGATTTCTGAACTCTCACCAAAAGCTACATTAACTTTATTTAATGATTCTTCAAAATCAGAAGCTAATTTTGCAGAAGCTACACCCAAACCAAGAACTGGTAGAGTTATATTTTTTGAAAGTGTTTGACCAGTCCTCTTCATAGACGAGCCAAACTTCTTCATAGACCTAGTAGCTTTTTTTAAACTACTTTGAAATTGCTTATCGTTAAGTGATAATTTTATGCTAAGAGTTTTCTGTGACATTGTGTTTATTTAGCAATTCATATTTCTTTTGAACATATTCTGCTCTTTTCTTTTGTTTCTCGATGTCGGTCTTAACTTTCTTTTTCTCCCAATCAAACTTCATCAGCTTTTCAGGAGTTAGATTCTGTCCTTTTTTAGTGTGTGGTTGTAAATTAACACAAGCCAACCAGCGAACCCTTTCCCATTCAAACCTTTGCTCTATTTCTAGTCTATCGTTTACACCTTTCTGCATACATAGAAACTCGTGAAAAGTTAAACTCCAAAAGTCTTTAGGTAGTAATCCGAAGCCATATCCAATAGCTTCTAACTTATCCCAAGTTACTTCTTTTTCTTCGCCACTTTCTTCGTGGCTTTGTCGTTTCCCTCCGTTTCAAATTTAGCAGAGAATTGCTCTGAGAATATTTCTAACACTTTATTTAGTGCTTCAAAATCTTCATCTAACATATCTGCGACATCATCAACACTTAAAGAACATTCTTGACCGCTCACTCGTGAGCCGTCTTTTATTCCGTTTAGGATTAGATAACAAGCATCATCTAAGCTCATTCCCTCTCCTAGCTTATCCAAGTCAGCTAAACTTCTTCCAGTATCTTTGCAGAATAATCTCAACGAGTTCATTCCAAATCTTACTGGGTAATCTTTACCATTTATTATAACTATTTCGTACATATCTTTGTTAGTTTAAGTTATTGCTAGTTGGGAGACGTGCCGTAGCACAATCCCCAACCAACAAAGAAATTATTAACTTACTGCGTTCTGAGTTAAAGTTCCACTACCCTCAATTGATACTGAGTATGTTGGAGCATCTTCTGTTCCAGCAGAATACTCCATACTAGTAATAAAACCAGAGCCACTATAAGTATAGTCTCCAGTAGCTGGAGATGCTAAACCAAAAATAAATGTAACTGCTGTTCTATTCATTGCTTGAGTGAATAACTCATCTGGTTCTGTGTCACCAGCAACACCAGCGAAGTCCATAAGACCATCAGCCGAAAGACTGAAAGACTTTTGTCCTCCTAATAAATCTCTAAAACCACTAGAGTCTTTTGTTGAGATGTCTATCGTATCAACATTAATTGATAGCGATACATTTTGCGAGTGCATTAGTTTAACTCCTGCAACTCCATCACTAGGGCTTACTTTAAGCACTAGGTCTGTTCCATTAAAAATTGCCATAATCTTTTAATTTAAAATTTATAATTAGCTAATATCTAAATCCTTAGAAGTTTCTTTCTTCTTAGATTTTTTCTTTGTTGTGTCTATTGCATTGTTATGTCTAAGAAAGTTAAAGACTGTTCTCACTACTTCGTAAGATTCGCCCTTTTTGTATTCTATTCCTCTACATTCAATATCTTTTTTTATCTTTACTTTATACATATCTATCTATTTATGTTAAATCTGTAATCTTGTGCTATGCCATATAAACCAATAGAACCAGCAGAATCATCATATAGCTCGTTC